ACAATAGTAATCCCGGGAATGTACTTGCCAAACTCTACAGAATGTATATCTCGCTTGTCTTTATAATAAAGATCGTGATTGCCAGGAAAGAAATAAAACTTATCAAATGCTTTACCTAGTTTTTCTAGTGCGCGAAGTGAATAGTCCATGGTAGTGATGTTAAGACTATTACGATTATGATGCCAGTCACCCATAAAAATCCCAACATCACAGCCCTCTTCTTTGGCTTTGGCAATGTACCAATCTACAAAATCTTCGCAGTCTTGGTTGTGCGTTGAACTATTAGATTTTAATCCAAAGTGTATGTCGGTGAAACAGGCAACTTTCTTAAACAGTTGGTGCGTCATTGGTTGGTTCATTTGTTGTGTCCTCTGCATGGCGTTTTAAAGCGGCTTCGTGTTCGCCTTGCCCGGTTCTACTGTAGCTTGGGTTCATGCCATTCATTTCTAGAATGTCATCTCGAATGTTTTGATTGCGTTTTTCAATGTTGATAACTCGAACAAAACTATTAGTAACTGCCGCAGTAAAATAAGCAAACGGATTATCTGATTTGCTCTCGTCAAACTGTAGTCCGATCTGCGTTAGCTGTAAGATAGCTTGCCCCTTCATCTCATCATTATAGGTATAGCCGCGAACGTTACCCCGTGTAGCATACCGCTCACAGAGTTTAATCATCATACGGGCAAGAGTAGGAGTAATACAACCAGCGTCTTTATCAAAGTAGCCCTTTTCCAAGTCTCCCTTCCAATGACTCTTACCAACACATTCAATTACATCTACATCGTTAAATTTAAAGTGTTGGAATGGTGGAAAGTTAACTTTATCTCTATGATCAGCAAGGCTTTTAGGATTTTTCTTGCGTGTACTGTTAAGTGGAATATGGTCAAAGCTCATAATTCTAAATACTAGCTCTTGCTTGGTAATCTTTTTATAGTCAACTTCGCAATCAGCCATCTTAACTTTTTCGCCAGACGCTTTCCGTTTGGCATAATCTTGATCACCTAATCGTTTAGCTTTATTCCGTTTTGCTTCTGCAATAGTTCTAATATTAATTTTATCCAAACTGGGTAGAATAATATCGTATTGGTGATATGCTGGGTTGGTAAAACTACAATATGACGCCTTACTTCTATGTATTTCTAACAACATATCCTTGTTGTTTAGGTAATTAACTTTTGGTGCTCTTGGTATCAATGTCATTAATCGGTCTCCGGATGTTGTATTATAAACTACGCACATTAAAAAGTCAACTAAATATTAGCCAAAGGGGAACATTATGGCATTCACAAAAGGGCAAGGTATAACATCAAAAGCAGTACCGTCTAACTCGTCGTTTAGCACGGCTTCACAGGCTAGAAATGTAGCTAACAAACTGGGTGGCGCAATTTCCGCAATTGGTGCTGTTAGTAATATTGGTAGTGCTATTCGAAGTATGAATTTGCCCGCCGGCGGCGAAGTTCTTGGCGACCTTGACAGTGCATTTTCAAGTTTTGGCGGTGAATCAAATGCAAACGATTGGCGTGTCAGATTAAGTATCCCTAATTGGACTAGTTTTAAACGCAGTCCTGTGTTAACACCATTAAAAGATGCTGGCGGTTTAATATTCCCATACACTCCCCAGATATCTATTAAGTCTGGCGCAAAATATTCAGGTGAATCCCCAACACATTCAAATTATCCATTCCAGGCATTTAAGAATAGTGACCCTGGCACAATTGAAATTACTGCACCAATGGCTGTTGAAGATCCCGCACAGGCACTGTATTGGATTGCATGTGTACACTATTTACGGTCAGTGTCCAAAATGTTCAGCGGATCTGATATGAAAGCCGGTAATCCTCCGCCTATTGTATTTTTAAACGGATACGGCAATTATGTTTTTAAGAATGTACCAGTAGCTATTCAAAGTTTTAGTTGTACATTGCCTAATGATGTTGATTATATTGCATGTGATGTTGTTGGCAGTGCCGCAGGCGATGTACAAGGAATAACAGACAGCATTGGCGGATTAGCAGATACGTTAGGAGCCGCTATTCCTGGCTTCTCAGCTCTCGGAGCAATAAGTAACATTGCAGGGGGTATCGGCCAGGTAGCAGGATTGTTAGGAGCATTTGGCGTTGGTGGAACAACCAGCGGCGGACAAGCGCACGTTCCAACAAAAAGTCAATTTGTAATTACACTAGTACCAATGTACAGCCGTTCAAGTTCACGCAAATTTAGTTTAGATAGATTTGTAACCGGCGGATATTTAAGTAGTGGTTTCGGATATATTTAAAATGGCAATATATACTAATACAAGTCCGTGGTATAACACATCAGTTACTCAAAATTATCTTGAGCCGTTGTCTATCAGAGCGGTCAGTGCAGAACCTGATGACTTTCTATATACTATAGAAGCACAATACACAAATCGTCCTGACTTACTTGCCTTTGACTTATACGGCGATGCGTCTCTTTGGTGGGTATTCACCCAACGCAATATGGATGTGTTACAAGATCCTATTTTTGATTTTGTACCGGGAAAGAAAATCTACATTCCAAAGAATAGTAGTTTACGAACAGTATTAGGAATTTAATATGGGAATTTTAGATGCGGCAACATCTGCAGTTGGTACCTTAACCGGCGGAATAGGCGGAATGTTTAGCGGCCTTGGCGGAGTATCTTTGCCATCACCAAATATTTTATCTAAGTATGCAAGTTATGATTATATTCTAAGTCTTAGTGCAATGACTATTCAAGATTTTAATTATCCAGATATTTCTTACAAAGCAGGTAAGGTACTTCCAATAATTTGCAAATCTGGTGGCGCAGATCCTAACAACCGTGTGCAAACGGCCTACGGAAAATTTGAATTTTATCTTGACAATCTTACATTTGAAAGTATTATTGGACTTGCAACAGCAAAAACAACCAGCGTAACTACTGTACAGTTTGATATATATGAGCCGTATAGTATGGGAACATTTATTCTAGCATTGCAAACAGCCGCATACCAAGCAAAATTTGAAAACTTCCGTGATGCACCGTTCTTGTTAACTATTGAATTTAGAGGTAACACTGAACAAGGCGCAATTTCAAACATTCCATTTGCGGCTAGACACATTCCTATCAGACTTACTACAGTTTCAATGAAGGGCGATGAGAAAGGATGCCGTTACAATGTTATGGCGTATGCCACACAAGGGCAAGCATTGACTTCTCGCTACGCTAATTTAAAAACAGACACTACTATTAAAGGTAAAACAGTTCAGGAAGTATTACAAACAGGCGACCAGAGTTTACAAGCTGTTGTGAATAAAAGATTAGAGGAGTACATTGACAACAAGACAGTTAAAGTTGCTGATAAAATTGTTATACTATTTCCTAAAGAGGAAGCACTTGCCAGCGGACAAGTTGCCGCTGCCGGTGGCGGTTCAGATAAGAAAAGTTCTGCAACATCTCTGCCACAACAAATCACTAGTGACTCCGCCTCAATATTTAAAAAATTAGGTATAAGCGACACTACCTTGGCGCAAGCCGCGGGCAATGTTAATGCCTTAGGTGCTGCCGATATGGGATGGGGACTTGCCAGACAGTCCGACCCTGCAGGAGCCAAAGAAGCACTCATGGTTTCTGAAGATGGTAACACTTGGTCTCGAGGAAAGATGGTAGCTAATCCTAAGGAAGGCGTATTAAAGTTTAGTCAAGATATGGATATACCGGGTGTTATTAATCAAGTGTTATTGACTAGTTCATATCCAGAAAAAGCATTAGCAACAGCTGGATTAAAAGCAGACACTGGTATGCGAGTATGGTGGAGGATTGATACACAAGTTTATATTATTAACTCTGCAGAAAATTTACCAAAAAATGGCACATATCCCCGTATCATAGTATACCGTGTAGTAGAATTTGATGCGCACTCAAGCAAAGCAGCCGCAACTAATTCTAAAGCACCGGGATTTGACAACTTAAAGAAACAAGTATGTAAACGTTACGATTATATCTACACAGGTAAGAACACAGAAGTTATTAAATTTAATATTGATTTTAGTATTGGTTTTGCTAACAGAATGGCCGCCGACAGATTTAAACATTCGCAAGATGTAGAAGCGGCCGGCCCGAAAGCGTCCGACACTAAAGAAGACAAAAAACCAATTACAGAAACTGCTGACGGAGCCAAGCCTGGCACCCAGCCCGGCGCAATTGCAACACAAACTAGTCACGATTTAACTGACACTAGCTATGATGCCAAGGGAGGCGGCGGCCAAGAAACAGCAGCCAACAGAGCGGCCCGTGTATTTCATGATGCCCTTACTAAAGGTAAAGACATGTTGATGTTAGATTTAGAAATCTGGGGAGATCCTTACTGGATTGTGAACAGCGGCATGGGCAACTACACAGCAAAACCTGTTAAGGGAGTTAAAGATCTCAATAAAGATGGATCAGTAAACTGGCAAACTAGTGAAGTTGACATATGGGTCTATTTCCGTAGCCCGTTAGACATTAATCAAACTACAGGAATGTACGATTTTAAATCACCTAACCATACAGAAGATATGACACTGTCTACTAAAGCAGGCCCGGTAATTGGTTTTAGCGGATTATATTGTGTTACACTTGTAAAAAATAATTTTAATAAAGGTCAGTTTAGACAAACATTAACCGGCTACAGAAGAAATGCTCAAGAGCTTACAAAAACAGCAACTCCTGCGCAGACATATAACGTATCTACACCATCGCCGGCGCAGTCCGGTGGTGAACGTGGAACAAGGGGTGGAGCATAATGGACGGCTCTACTAACGAAGACCACATCTCGTCAACAACCGCTACTGTTAAAGCTGGATTGTACTTGGGTACAGTTGTTGCAAATCTTGACACAACCTATATGGGAGTGTTGCAAGTACAGCTTCAACGACCAACCGGTGGAAACACAACAGCAGGACAAATTGTTAACGTAAAATATGCCAGTCCTTTCTTTGGTAGTACCGGCGAAGAATACGTGTCTGATGTTGACGACTACGAAAACACGCAAAAGAGCTATGGCATGTGGATGGTACCACCTGACACTGGCACAACTGTAATTGTTGCGTTTACAAATAACGATACAAAGTATGGTTATTGGATTGCTTGTGTACCTGACCTTTCAATGAACTTTATGGTGCCAGGCTTAGCCGCAACTAAATTTATTAGCCCTGACTCACTTACAGTTGACGGCAAAAGAGTACCAGTTGCAGAATACAATAAAAAATATAATCCTGGCACACAATCAGACCCAACAAAAATTAACAAAGCTCAACATCCATTTGCAAAAATATTAGAGTTGCAAGGATTGTTAAAAGACGATGTACGAGGTATTACAACTAGTGGTGCCCGCAGAGAAAGCCCAAGCAATGTATTTGGTATTTCCACCCCAGGTCCGTCAGATAAACAATCTGGTGCAAAACGTGGCCCTGTTGGCAAAGAAGGAGAGCGTGTTAATAATTTTCCTGTTAGTCGAATGGGCGGCACAACGTTTGTTATGGACGATGGCGATGATAAATTTCTACGTAAAACTCTAGCAGGTGAAGGTCCTCCGGAATATGCATCTGTTGAACAGAAAGAAACTGACGGTGATATTAAAATTCCGCACAACGAATTATTTAGAATCCGTACCCGTACCGGCCATCAGATACTATTACATAACAGTGAAGATTTGATTTACATTGGTAATGCAAGCGGAACATCATGGATCGAATTAACTAGCAACGGCAAAATTGATATCTATGCAAAAGACAGCATCAGTATCCACACTGAGGAAGACATTAATTTTACTGCTGATCGAGATATTAATCTCGAAGCTGGTAGAAGTATCAACATGAAAGCAGCCACTGATTTTTATTTAGAAACAGTTGGAGATGCTTCAATAATTATTGGTAAAGATGGAAAATTAACAACTACTGGTAATTTAGATATCAACACAACAGGACATAATTGGTTCACAGCAGGGCAGTCAACAGAAATAAAAAGCGGTGCAAATCATGTTGAAACAGCAAAAGAAATTCATATGAACGGCCCTGAGGCGTCGCCTGCTGTAGTCGCAACTAAGTTACAACCCTTTGATGTACCAGGTCCAGCCGGAACACAAGTGCAATCAATTATGCTACGTGTACCGCAAGCTGAACCGTGGGAACATCATGAAAATTTA